AATGGCTATTCGAATCCCAATCATTACCGACCTTCAAGACAAAGGAATCAGGGACGCCAAAAAAGCCTTTGGCGATTTCAAGACCGCTGTTAATAATGCTGAAGGTGGTTTAGGTAAATTTAAGGCTGGTTCAAAAGCCGTATTTGATGGGGTCAAAGCGAACGCTGGCAATCTTGCTATGGCTGGTGCGGCAGCTTTTGCTACGTTTGCAGCTCAAGGCATCAAAGCGTTCCAAGAGTTAGCGTTAGGTGCCGAAAAGTTTGCGACCTCAACAGGTTTAGCAATTGAAGATGCTTCCCGATATATGGAAGCGGCCGGCGACATCGGTGTACCAATTGATGCCGTTGAAGGTGCTATCGGTCGACTTAACAAAACGATTGGTGCAGACCCTGACAAAGTTCGTGACCTTGGTGTTGACCTTGTTTATCTTAAAGACGGATCGTTAGACGTCAACGCAACATTCCTTAACACCATTGAACGAATTAAAGGTATCAAGGACCCAGCCGAAAAAGCCAAAGTTGCAGCCCAACTGCTTGGCAAGGGCTGGCAATCAATGTCAACTCTTATCGAGATGGGTGCCGACGATCTATCCACTGCTTTAGGCAATGTTTCAGATTCAAAAGTTATTGATCCAAAAGAACTTGAAAAAGCCAAAAACTTTCGAGACACAATGGACAAACTCAAAGACACTGTTGAGGATTTGTCACTACAATTAGGCGAAAGTTTAGTCCCCGCTTTAGAAGATATTGGTGAACTTCTTGATCTCTTCAAAGATTTTAGTGGGGTATTAGAACAGATACCTGGTGCTGCTTGGTTGAGAGATCACTTTGGTTATTTCCCGTCAATTCAATTAGCTAAAGATGTTTTTAATGGGCTTGGCGACGCAATCGGGTTTGTCGGTGGACTGTTCTCTGATGAAGCACCAAAGGTTGAAGTATTTGCTAAAGAAATGACTTTGGCTCGAGAAGATACTGACGACTTCAAAGTAGCAATAAAGCAAGCCCGACTAGATGCCATTCTCCCTTTTAACAATGCGGTGGACGGTATGACAACAGCGTTGATAAATGCCGATAATGCTTGGAAAACTTTGACGGGTTCACTTGATGAAGAAGTTGCGTTAGACAATGCAAAAACAAAACTGCAAGAATTAGAAATAGCAGCTGCTAAAGCATTCGGTTCGGGTGCCCAAGCAGACATTGATGCTTATGAACAGCAGGCCGCCGACTTTGCCACAATGTTGTCAACTATTGCTGGCAACATGGACAACATTTCGTCTAAAGAAATCTTGATTCGTTACAAAACGCAAGGTCCTGCAGCTGGACTTGAACTAGCCAACTATCTTGCTCGAGGTGCAGAATACGGCGGTTTAAGTGTTTACGATGCTCTAACGCTTTCAGGTATCTCGGGCGCTCGAGCGAGCGGTGGTCCGGTCATGGGTGGCGGCACGTACCTTGTGGGTGAGCGTGGCCCTGAATTGTTTACACCTGGATCGTCTGGAAGCATCACACCTAACGGTGCTATGGGCGGTAACACGATCACAGTCAATGTGAACGGTGGCGACCCCAACAGCATTGTCAGAGCGTTACAAGATTACGTGCGTCAGTCGGGCCCAGTGCCGGTCAACACTAGGGCCATGTAATGCCGAAAATTAGTTGGGTTTTAGAGCGAGAGACGCCGACGGTTGTGGATGTCACAAGTTCTGTTTTGTCGTTTAGTTATCAGCAAGGTAGACGCAACTACCTTGATTCCTACTCTGGCGGCATCTTGACTGTCACTTTGAACAACCAAACGAATGTGGCTCAATACTTTGGTTTTAACAACGTATTTAATTTAGAAGAACCAGTGACAGGTTATAGATGTAGTTTCTGGGTGCAAAATGTTGTCTTCAACGATTACCCCGGCAACACAGGTATGTCAACAATAACCGTGAGCCTTGCTGACGTGCTAGCCCGCAACGGGCGCAATGTTGTTACGAATGTGTCGCTTGCGCAAAAATCAACATTGAACCAACTTGAAGATCTATGGAGAACGAGTGGTTATCAGATCGGCGATGTTGCAAACTTTGGCGCTGGTCAATCTGTGGCAAGCGCCCAAACCTATACGGGTTCAATTTTAAACTATTTTAATTTGATAACCAGCACTGAAAAAAGTGGCGTCCGCTTTCAGGGTGATGTAGTACAAGTCATTGCTCGAAACTTTATAGCTGATTTTGTGTCGGGTTTTACTTTTACACGAAACAGCCCAACCGCTTCAGCCATCGCCTATCAAACGCTAAAACACAACAAGGCTGGTCTGAACTTTATTAACAACGTGACTATTGCGCCACAGGGTTTAGCACAACAGACCGCGACAAATAGCGCGTCGTTTACGGCCTACGGCAACGCTCAAGAAACGATTACTACAGTCGACGCAACGACAACGCAGGCTTTAGGGCTTGCTCAATGGTTAGCGTTCAGCCAATCTAACCCAGAAACAGAATCTTGGTCGGTTGGTTTTGTAGATCTAATACAAAATCAAACAGCATTGAACCAATTTCTAGATGCTTTTATAGGTAGCGTTAATCAAAATCTAATCTGGGATTTGGTTTACCGTGTGCCAGGTGCTGGTTCAGACACAACCGAATCGGTTGCGATTGAAGGTATTGCTGTCAACGCAACCCCTGAGCAAACTACTTTTGAAGTATTTTTTAGCCCAACAACGTACTATCAATTCTTCACACTTAACAGCACTACTTTAGGTATTTTAAATACCAGTCGACTCGGCTGGTAAAGGAGAAACATGGCTATTAACCCAAACACAGACTTCAGTAGTGGGTCTGTATATACAGCAGATCAGGCAAATCGCTTTCCTCGTGGTGTCATGGCACGTAACACCGCCACAGCAACAGACGCTTCTATTACGGCAGAAGAAGTGCAGATTACTGGCTCGTCGTTTACCGCTGTCGCTAACCGTTACTACAAGATCACTTACTTTGAACCAAACCCAAACGGCGGAACTGGCTACTTTGCTTTTCGAATTAGGCAAACAAACCTTGCTGGCACAGTGCTCAACACGGCCTACCAAACAGTCGGAGCAGGCATTGAACGACAGTCACACCTTGTGTGGGTCGGAACATTCTCAGCGGGCACAGTTAATGTCGTTGCGACTGCTCAACAGACCGCTGGCACTGGTTCGCTGGTTCGTAGTTCAACCGTCGTTGCATATTTATTAGTAGAGGACATCGGCCCAGCATGATTTACAGACTTATTCTTGATACTGATTTAACCGAACAAATGCGATTTGCCCGAAACAGTCTGTTAACGGCTTCGGACTGGTCACAATTACCAGACGCACCTGTAGACCGTGAAGCATGGGCGACCTACCGCCAAGCCCTACGAGACTTTCCAGCCACATGGACTGAAGGCCCGACCGCAGAGTTCCCTGATACACCATGACCTTCAACCCTTCCAAAGCACTGATTGCCCTAGTAGGTCTTATCTGCATGACCGTACTTATCGCAGTTAAAGCAATAGACCAAGACCAAGGGTTGCCAATCATCACCATGATTGTGGGCTACTCAGTCGGCAACGGTATGGCCGCACTCACCAACAAACCAGTCGAGCCAATCATCCGCAAAAAGGACCCCCAGTGAAATTCCCAGTACTGCCAATTATCATGCCGACAGACCTCAAAGGTCAAACAAACGGCAAAGTAAACAAAGCAGTATTGCGCACAATTCAATCCCCAGCCGGCTTACTAGAACAACACGCTGCAACAGCATGGAATTGTTTACAACTAGACGCCTACTTCAACAAACTGACATTGAACCAAGTAGGCGCATATCGAACCTATGCGCAACAGCTCGCAATGTTTAACGAGCGTTACTCGACTACGGACGGTGGCCGTGTACCTCAAGTCATCCGCATATGGCAGGGCAAAAAATACTATTTGAAGCCAGGCAAAAGCCCGAGTGCGACACCAGGTAACAGCGACCACGGTTGGGGACTCGCAATAGACGTTGCTAATTGTGGCCTCAATTCACCGATCTGCAAATGGTTACTGGGCGACGGTTTCTCTACCTGCAAAGCTCTCGAGTACGGTTTTACTTGGGCTGTGTCAGACCCGACGAATCCCAACTTTGAGGCATGGCATTTACAGTATGTAACTGGCGACTCATGGACGCCTTCAGTACAGCGTGCCATTGAAGTTTTCCCCAACCTAGTAGCCTGAGTGACTTGACACTTGCCGACTAGAGTCGGTAGACAGTGCCCGACTTCAAAACCCGACTATGGAGGAA